GAATATTATGTCAGGAGCTCCTACTAAAACTACTGTTTCAATTGTATCAGATACTGATAGACATTTTATACATCTAGGAACGGAAGCAACAGTGGGGAGTCCTACAACTTTTGATCCAATGCTAATAAGATTTTCTGATCAAGAAGACTTTACTGATTATCAGCCAACTTCTGTTAATACAGCAGGTACTTTTAGGATAGATGATGGAACTGAAATTGTAGGTGCTATAAGAGCAAAAGATTATATTTTAGTTTTTACAGATACGGCAGCTTATACAATGCAATATGTTGGAGCACCGTTTACTTTTAGTATTAGAAAAGTAGGATCTAACTGTGGTTTAATGAGTTCCCATTCCATGGCTTTCGTAGATGGTGTTGTTTATTGGATGGATGACGCAGGTTCTTTTAATGCTTACAATGGAACAGTTGTTAAAATACCTTGTTCGGTAGAAGATTTTGTATTTACTGAAGCTAATCCCGGTGACTTAGGATTTAATTATGTTGCTGGAAAAATAACTTATGCTAGCCACAATTCATTATTTAATGAAATAAATTGGTTTTATGCTTCAAGTTCAGCTACTGAAATAGATAGATGTGTTACATACAATTATTCAGAAAAAGTTTGGTACACAAGTTCTTTAGCTCGAACCTCTTATTACGATGCTCATTTATTTGATAAACCTTATGCTACTTCTTTTTACACTGCAGGAGTACCTACTTTTCCAGTTATACAGGGAGTAACAAATACTTCTGGATCGGCTACATTTTGGCAACATGAAACAGGAGTGGATCAATTAGAGAATGGAGTGACTACAACAATTTCTTCTTTTATTGAAACTGGAGATTTTATGATACATTTAGAAGGCGATGGAGAATACTTTACAAAAGTCAGAAGATTTATTCCTGATTTTCAAAGATTAAATGGAACTGCAACAGTTACTATTTTATTAAAAGACTATCCATCTGACACAGCAGCTAGTTCTTCTTTAGGGCCTTTCTCTGTAACATCAAGTACTCAAAAAATAGATACTCGTGCTAGAGGAAGATCAGCTAGTTTAAAAATAGCTAATCTATCTAGTGGAGAAACTTGGAGATATGGAACTTTTAGAGCAGACATACAACCTGATGGTAGAAGATAATGGCTAAGGTAACTAATTTTATTCCAGAACCTACTCCAGATTATGATCCACAAAATCAACAACAACTGCTTCAATCATTAGAGACAATGAAAAATCAATTAAACACTTCTTTTCAAGAAGATTTAAAACAAGAAGTAGAAAGGTTCACCTGGTTTAATGGCTAATATATATAAAAAAGTAAATACAGATTTAATAACTGGTACGGAACAAAGTGTTTATACAGTTCCTAGTAATTCAAGATCTTTAGTTAAAGCTATTCATGTTTATAATGAAGGTGCAGGAGATGCAGTTGTTACAATTAAAATTACTTCAGGGGCCACAACTTATTTTTATGAGAAAAAAACTATAGCTGCAGACGCTCACCATGAATTTATTACTAACATATTGATTTTAGAAGAAAACGATATACTAAAAATGCTATCAGACATTACTGGACCAGACGTTACGATTAGTTTATTAGAAATAAATAGAGAAGATGTATAGTGGCTAAAAAATTTAAAGAACATCATGAAAGAGATAAACCTAAAAAAAGAGGTCCTAGAAAACATAAAAAATCATTGTCTAAAAGTGAGAAACGTCAAAAGAGATTAAAGCGTTACAAAGGCCAAGGGAAGGGCTAGACAAACAAATATAAAAGTATTATATAAGTGATATGGAAATAAAAAGAATACCAGCAAAAGCAAAAGAAATTGTTAAACACAAAAGAACAGGTGTAATTTACACTGATAAAGCAGCATTTGATGCAGATGTAGCTGATTCAAATACAGATACTACAGCGGAAGATTTTCAACAAGATTTAGAAATTACTGTAGCTTCTATGACTGTGGACGGTGAAACTCAATAACAATTAATTTATGCAACCATTAGGTGGAACGGAGCTGCAATATGCTCAGTTATATAAACACGTAGATAATACGTTGTTAGACAAATTTCAAATAACTACATCTGTCCCAGAAAAAATACCTTTATCTAAAGATAAAATTAATATTCTTTGGGCACAAAACTCTTACGACCAAAGTAATTTAGCTCCTTGGTTTGAAGATAAATCTAATCACTCTAAATATGATTGGTATGTATTTAACTCTCATTGGTGCGCAGAAAAATTTAGAATGGCGTTTAAATTACCTCCTGAAAAATGTGTGGTTATTAAAAATGCTATAGAAGAATTTGCACCTAAACCTATTCATAAAAACGGCGATAAAATAAAATTAATATACACTTCTACTCCATGGAGAGGATTATCTGTATTATTAGGAGCAATGCAGTTAATTAAAAATCCTTTAATTGAACTAGACGTTTATTCTTCTACTCAAATATATGGAGATGTTTTTAAGAATGCTAATGATAATTCTTATCAAGCTTTATACGAACAAGCTAAGAAACTACCTAATGTAAATTATATAGGATATGCTTCTAACGAAAAAATAATGAAGAAGATGGGTGAATATAAAATATTTGCTTATCCTAATATATGGGAAGAAACTTCTTGTATGTCCGCTATTGAAGCTCTAGGAAGTGGACTTCACGGAATTGTAACTAATTATGGAGCTTTGTTTGAGACGTGTTCAGAGTGGCCGACTTATGTTCAATACGATAGAGATTACAAAAATTTATCAAAATGTTTTGCTTATGCAATTGAAGGAATTTCAGAACAACTTCATTCAGTAGGAATGCAACAACTACTAGATTCTCAAGTATCTTTTTATAAGAAATTTTATAGTTGGGAAAATAGAAGAAACGAATGGACAAATTTTTTAACAGGAGCTTTTAATGCTAAATTATAAGTTTATTAATAACGAATTAATTGAAACAGTTTTGCCTATAGAAATTCTTGAAGAAATAAAACAATGGAAAAATGAATGTGATAAAATAAAAAACCATCCTTTAAAATTGTTAAAACAACATGATAATATAGGAACCAATAACAATGATTATCAAGTAAGTGTACCAAATAATTTAATAGAAAACTCTTATTGGTTAGCGTATGTGTTACGTTTATGTGCTAAAACATTAGGAGGCATTCATAGAGATTATTATCTAAGAAAATGGGAAGGTCATTTTGATAATTACGATATCTGGATAAATTATTCTTACAAAGGTAATTATAATCCAGAACACAATCATGCTGGTTTTTTATCAGGGGTTATATATTACGAAAATAACAACGACCCAACAATATTTACAGAAAATAACTTTACCTATTATGGCAAAAAAGGTAATATGATTTTGTTTCCATCTAATAAATTACATACAGTAGAGAAACAAAAAGAAGACTATGAAAGAATAACTTTTGCTTTTAATATAAATAAAAAACATAAATGATAGAAAATCACGAACCAATTTGGTTTAACAAAGAACCATCGACACCGGACACTAAAAAAGAAGCAGGTTATTCTTTATTTGTAGCAACACCCGTACACAGTGAATGTTCTATTCATTATGCACAATCTTTATTAAATTTACAAAAATATTGTTTTAAAAAGAATGTAAAATTATGGTTTCAAATAATGAAATCTTCCTTAGTTACTCAAGGAAGAAACATGTGTGTAAGCGCATTTTTACAACAAAAAGATGCTACTCATTTATTATTTGTTGATTCAGATATTTCTTTTAATGAATCTGCTGCAGAAAGATTAGTGGCTTGTAACAAAGATGTTATTTCTATTCCATATCCTTTAAAGGATATAAATTGGGATAAAGGAATGCACATGATTAAAGAAGGTAAAATTAAAGAAGCTAAAGATTTAAGAAACAAAGGTTTCTATAGATACCCTATGAAAGTAGAGAATAATTCTGCTATTAAAATTAAAGACGGAGTTATTAAAGTAGAACATTCTCCAACAGGTTTTATGTTAATTAAAAGAGAAGTAATCCTTAAAATGATAGAGGCTTATCCAGAAATGAGAATTGATCAAGACCAAATTATTAATGGTAAAAATGAAAAACTACCTGATTTTTGGAATTTTTTTGATACTCAATTTGATCCTGTCAAACATACTTACACAGGAGAAGATTTTGCTTTTTGTCAAAGATGGAAAGACATTGGAGTCC